ATTTTAAGTAAGTAACCGGAATATTTGTGTATATACCAATGATGGTTGGGGATGTATAAGGGACCATTGGAATTACTCCGAGACAGCTCAGGTTATAGCCAGAGGATGGAGGCTCGGGTCTCATAGCGCCCTCATCGCACGCGGGGACAGGGATCTTAAAGTGGAGATATACCAACTAGTGTCGATCCCAGCGGCGGGAAATGGGAGGTCCATAGATCTCGACATGTATGAGACATCTGAGAAGAAGGACGTCGCTATGAAGCAGATAGAGCATGTTGTAAAAAAGTCCGCATTTGACTGCCCGTTGACGATCGACAGAAACCGGATCACCGGCTACGACGGAATGAGGGAGTGTGATTATACACAGTGCGACTACAAGTGCGATGGGTCGATAGGAAGTCCGTTAGATGTATCCACGTACAACCTGTATAATACTCTTATAAATATAGTAGAAGACAGGCTGAGAAAATATTTTAAAACAAACTTTTACTTGGATGTTGATGAACTATACAAAATGTTTCCTCAATTAAACACATTCGAGGTGGTTCAAGCTGTGAAGACATTCATAGACAAGGATACACAGTTTTTTAACAAGTACGGATATCCTTCGTATATCAGAATCCAAGGAGATATTTTATACATCTCTTCCGACGCCCGCGTGCCTAACAACGACAAACTCGCAGATTACTATACAAAGAACCTGATCATACAGAACGGAGATTCATTCAAACATATTTTAAAAAATTTGTATAACGAGGAACTTCCTAACATCGTCGAAAACATCTTCAAGTATCCTACCTACATGAGGACACTAATTTCGGGTCTCCCCGAAATCGTCCAAAGAGAGATATTGTTAGCAAGCATAAGTGCCGATATACTCGATCTAGAGAAGAACAAAGACACTCGCCAAAAAATACTCATGTTCTTCAAAGGGTTCTTCGACAAGATAGACGGTACATGGATTGTTTGGCTATACAGGGACAATCTGGGCATCATGTGCTTAGAACAAAACGAATGGGTATCTTGCAATAACCAGGAACCGGAAGTCGTAGACAGACATATTGCGAAGAAGCGGGCAGAGTTCACGCAATCCTCGGTAGGTTTCTATGGACTCTACAACCCCCAGCTAAACGAATTCTGCCTGCGAGACGTCAGGACTACAAAACGAGAAGAAGATATGAGGAAAATAACGATCGGCAGGCGATGCACAGATTGGGACCAAAGCACGTTGGTAGACATAATCGTACGACGGATTAAAATGAACCCACCTGATAATTTCATGGACGACGAAGAGTACGAGGATCTAGCTAAAAAGGTCGAAAAGAGCAAACATGCTAAGATGCCTGATGATGTGCAGAATATAAACATGATGAGAAGATTCCTGTATTGGGTAAGGAAACCACGTATCGAACTTTGTACAAAAATAAGAGAATGGCTAAGCGAAAACGATCTAGTCGAAGAGAACTTCGACTGCGGAACACAGAAAAAACAACGCGTCAAGTTCGTACAGTGATAGGTCGTCAGGGATGTGTGCTGCAAAATAAAATACTAGGATAATAAAAATGATTGTAAATGAACAGACAGTCCAACAGATATTGTCAAGCATACAGACTCATACCCCTGAACAAATCATTTTAATTATTATTACATTAGAAGACCCATCTGATGTAGATTACGTTTTTTTCCATCCTACTGTATCTGACCAACTTAGAGAAAGGTTAGATTACCTTGCACAAGAAGGATTGGGTCCTATTCAGGAAGAGCTGAAAAGGGTTCAGGAAGAGAGGAAAAGGGTTCAGGAAGAGCTGAAAAGGGTTCAGGAAGAGCTGAAAAGGGTTCAGGAAGAGCTGAAAAGGGTTCAGGAAGCTATAATGAAAGCTGATCTCATTTTAGAAGATATACAGGAAAAACGATCATTGGTCAAACAATTTAACAATGCAGTAGAAGGGCAACGAGAAATGTATAGAGAACTAAACAGTCAGATAGATGGTTCAATCATGGGTTAAAGAAAATATGGAGGATATGTTGAGAGAGGAGGTTGATAGGATTCACGGGGATCGTATGCAGTTGCCTTAAATTATTTTTACAACAATTTTATCTTATAACCCTAGGGTTATAAGAAGTACATATTTACGTCGTTTTTCAATCATTACGATTTGATTTCAAAATATATACCCTGACAAGATCTAATTAATTTTAATTAATTCCCTCTGGTCAATATAGCGACACACTCCTGAACATCTTCGACTTTATAGAGGCTGTCATGTTCAGGATAGATACGATGATGCTGAACAAGTTCTGGCAGCGAGCGAAGCTCGCCAGGGCGCTTCGCGCCCATGTGTAGCCGAGAACAGAAGACTCATCTGTTTTGGAGTGGCTAGGATACGATAGCGAAAAAGAATACGATAACAAATCTCATTTCATTGAGTTGCTTAACGCCCACAACATCGAGTAAAAATACGAGAATGGCTAAGTATAAATAATTTAGTGGAAGAGAACTTCGATTGCGGGACTCAGAAGAAACAGCGTGTAAAGTTTGTACAGTGAATAAATGAAACCATTAATTTCATATATTTGGAATTCGTAACTGGTTTAACGAGATGCACGTGAAAATAAAAATGGAATTCGACGCCCTTGTAGAATTTTTCTCGTCACTCAAGTATGCTAAACGCATATACCCCATGATCATCACTTACACAAGCAGACACCTCAATAAACTGTCTTCTGATGATGATAAAGCAAAGGAAGTTGATCACTTCAAAAGATTTTTAGTGGCTAACCAATCCATCTCAGAAAAGATACTAGATGAAACTAATTTCAAAACTGGCAAGTTGTCATGTACACTTGCTATGGACAACTTCATCTCAGGTCATGATGATGCCACTTTCTGGGACAATATTCAGAAGGTGGAACAGATCATCTTTCCGGATGGCAAGCCTGGAGAGATCGCGCCAGCCAGAGGGGCCACTGGGCTCATGGCCGCATTTGAGGGAAACCCTATCATGACCGACGTTATCGAACAAGTCAAAACCATGGGCGACTTGGACGATATCAGCGACGTAAGCACTCTAATGGCCAGCCCTGGGTTCCAACAGATGGTCAACAACATCAAAAAGAACTTACAAACAGGTAAATATAGCCTCAAGGATCTCACCGGTACGGTGACTAGCGTCATCGGAAGTGTTCAAGATGACCTTGATGACGATACCAAGAGCACTCTGAAGGTTGTGACAGACACGATGGACGCCGTGGAGCGCGATGAGCAGGTAGATATGAGCAAGCTCATGAATTTAGTTAGTAATCTGAAATTAGACAATCTTGGTAGTAAGTAGTTATCGTTTCAAATGAATTTATAACCCTATGGTTATAAATAGTTTTTCTTCATATCTGGACGCATCTCCGCCTCTATCCTCTTCGCCAGATCTTCCGCGAACTGGTCTCGATCACAGCCGTAGACACACTTCCATCGGCCTGGCAACTCGTTATACTCGCATAGTTAAAACTGGTCTTAAGAGGAACCATAGGTCTCATGTATACCTATTCAGGTACCGTCTTATCATGAAAAGCAACGAGAAGATAAAACCCATTTATGGATATGATATTAGGTTAAAAACACTAATGAAAAGTGGTTATGTTTATGTTATAAGTACAGATTTGTACAGATCCAAAGATATTTACAAAATAGGGTTTACAGATAACTTAGAGCGTAGATTGAAACAATTCAATAACACGCGTACACAAGAGGATCAATATTACATAGTGAACGTTTGGAAGACCGTGAAATACACGACTTTAGAAACATGTATACATCAAGCGCTGGTGAGTTATAAACTGAAGAACGAGTTATTCCAATGCTCCTTGACCAAGATAAACGACACTGTGAAGAATATATTCACCAGGAATTCGTTTTTCAATCATTACGATATCGTGATCGAAGGAGCCACACTAAATAAGGCGAAATGGAATAAAAACCATTTCTCTATTATGAGTGGAGGGCTAGAGATTATGATGAACGATAAAAATATGATAGGTGAAGTGAAGCGGTGGATATCGGTTAGCGACAAATACAATTTATATCAATTTATATGTCCTTCGTACTTTGACGATCTTCTATCGTTCTTGAAAGAAACGTACAGCGCTTGTGAAGTGGACGACGTCGCTACGATCTTAGAATCTACAACTATATGTGGTTCTGTAAATAGCATATCCGACGAGTTAGCAGAACTCTGCATAGAGTAAAATTTCTGTTCATTACACTGTAATGAAATATCTAATAGAAGTTTCCATAATTGAATCATGTCTTGGCTTCGTCGCGTTTGGTGTAACCCATTTGTTTTCCTTCTCGTCCCACTTCATCTTTTCTACATTAATTTTTAGATCTACGAGAGTATTTGTTTAGCTAGCAGCCCTAAAATAAGTATTTGCGAAGCTGTCTGCATACCCCGAGGAAATGATTTTTTGTTATAATCGTAATTGATGTGTCTCGTGTAGGAATTCTGATTATAAAAATCTTTGGCGCACGTATCACACGTCCATTTCTCACGGGATGCCCATCTATTGTCTTTATCTGACCACCTCATATTTATTCCTAAGAAAATATTGCATATCTTATTTTCAGACTGCCATTTTCATAGTGATTTTTCCCTGGTGGAGTAATTTTGAATTACGAAATCTGAGAACACGAAGTCGTTTATATCTTCAATACGTCTTTTAAACTCGAGGGTGGGGAATTGGTGCATCGGGACATGGTGCCCGTGCCTGTTCTGTTTTCTAATATGTTTCGAACTAGATCGATGTATTGTTGTTTCTCGTGCATATTTTGTAATACATAATATAGCTATAAAAGCTTTCTTTGGTGAGTAAAATGCAGGTTAATGGTAAAAACTTTAAGGTGTACCTGTCTGATACGGTGGATACCATAAAAGACAGGATCGCCGTGTCTATGAATACGTTACCAAAGTATCTCGTGTTTAATCCGGAACTGGTAAGTTCGGCGCCGACGGGAAACATCCAGGTACTGGACGTGTTGTCTCGATTGACGAATCTGGACGTTCTCCGGTTTCCCGAAGAGGCCGTGATCTTGGATAAAATAAGTCGGGAAGAAGCTGAGCGATGGTTTATTGTAACTCATAAAAGTTTGAATGAGAAAGGGAAGGATGTGTTGCTTCGTTTTATTGAGGGGTTAACATCGTTGAGTCCTCGATCTATTTGGGACGATAGGGAGAAACTGAAGAAGAAGATGAGAGATGCAATTGGTAAGTTGCGCGATAAGGTGGGTGCGGAGGTTATTATTTTTGAGGATTTTGAAAATGTTCCCCATGTTGATACGGCGGAGTACGAAGTGTCTCATGTTCAGTTCAACGTTAAATTTGCGGCTGCCCCCCAGGATACTATCACCGTGGGCGAGTTGTTTAATTCGGTTTCTGTGACCAAGATGTCTCCTTACGTGAATATGGGGGGTTTTTATAAGATTTTCCACGACTTCGCCCCAAGCCCCGACTGGCTTGAGATGGAAGCGCCGAATGTCGTATTGGTGAAGGTCGACAGCGAGGTGACCGCTGATTTGAGGCTTCTTAAGGATCCTTATAAGAAGTATACGAACGCGGCCTTCACGATTCGTGACAACCATTTGCTTGCCACTATGGATATGAATGTCGGGCACCGGAATGTGTCACGAGACGTGTTTATTGATCGAACTCTCGAAATATTTCCAACCCTCTCAAGAAATATGATTATACAAATAGAAGAACAAACAAGCATTGGTTTTATTACATATCCATATCAGACATTGCTGATACCT